GGCGCCAAGGCTACGGCTACTGCCTCCATCACCAAGTCCGGCTCCACCATCGGCTCCATCGCCGTTACGGCCCAGGGCTACGGCTACACCTCCACCCCGGCGGTCACCATCTCCGGCGGCTCCGGCACCGGCGCTACCGCTGTGGCTGAGATCCGCAACGGCCAGGTCATCGCCATCCACGTCACGGCCGCAGGTACCGGTTACACCGGCACCCCGACCGTCGCTGTCGCAGCCCCGTAGGAGTAGCTCATGCCAGCACTTGCAACCGTTGCTCAGGTGGAAGCCCGTTTGGGTGAACCCATCGAAGAGCCGGACGACATCGCGCTGGCTGAGGCTTGCCTGGATGAAGCGTCGAACCTGGTCAGGTTCTACGCCCAGCAGCCGCTCTGGACTGCTAGCACTGCACCGGCTGTCGCCATCACCATTGCGGTGGCGGCGGCAGCCCGGGCTTGGTTGAATCCCGCCGGTTATGACTCCGAGCGCGGAGATATGGTTACTTTCAACCGCGGCAAGGACTACACAGCCGGAGCGGCTCTGACCGCCCAGGAGATCTCCATTGTGAAGGCCCTCGGGGCGCGCGGGAACGTGCGCTCCGTCGGTCTGCATAACTGCGACAAGCCGATTCCACGCTCACGCACGATGGCTGAGGACCGGGGCTACGCTCCGGTGGACTGGGGCAGCAACAAGCCGTTCCCGCTCGGGTACGACTACTGATGGCGCGGTCCCGTCTTCTGGACAAGGGCCGCTCCCTGATGCTGATCTACCCCGAGGTTCTGACGCACAACGCCCGCGGCGATGAGGTGAGGATCCCGGCCACTACTCCGGTCGAGGTCTGGGTCACCACATCCGCCCAGCGGCAGGGTGACGCCGAAATCCCCGGCCAGGTGTCGATCAAGACCATCCGCTGCATCACCAGGAGCGCCCCCGTGGGGTCCTGGGCACGGATCGTGTTCGAGGGTGAGGAGTGGGATCTTGCGATCCCGCCGCGCTTCACCCCGGGCCTGTCCCGCTCAACGCAGCACGTCGAGTTCGTCATCCGCTCCCGCAACAAGCTGGGGCAGGCCAATGGGTGACGTCGAATGGTATGGCAAGGACAAGGGCCCGACCTCCGTCGAGAGCATCGTCTCACACCTTCCCGGCGTGCGGGCTGCCCTGGCTGGCAAGGCCATGGGCATGGCCCGTGAAGCCTCCGCCCTCCTGGCTGCGCACCACCGCAAGGGCCAGGCCTACATCGACGTCGTCGGCGCACCGCCGCGAATGCTCGACTGGTGGATCCACCTCCGCGATGCGGATCCCGGTGGAAAAGGCAAGGCCGGCAAGAACCGGGCGGACCGCTCCGCGATGTCCATCGAGTTCGGCTGGACCACCAAGGGCGGCGAAGAGGTTCCGGGCCTTCACATCCTGGGCAACGTCATTAAGGGGAATCAAATCTGATGGCAGAGAACATCGAAACCCCGTACTTCGGATCCGTTGACGAGATGCTGAGGCAGATCTTCAAGGAGTTCTTCGCCGGCCAGGACGTGCATATCTACACGATCTATTCCGAGCACATGCAGACGCCGGCCGTTATCGCCCGGCGTGACCGCCGCTCTGGAACGCTGGCCATGCACTCCAAGGACGACCGCTTCATGATGCCCGCCATCGTGCAGGTCTCCGTGCTCTGTGAGGGCGTGGACGCCGACGAGATGGCCGAGGAGCTGTCCGAGATGTGCCGGTACGCACTGCGCCAGGCACACCAGCGGCAGATCGTCTACCCCGGCGCCGGCTCCATCGCAGCGATCGAAGAATCGACACACCCGGCCAAGGTCTCCGACTGGCAGACCTCCACCTCCGTGGTCCAGTACGCCTCCCTTCCAAAAAACACCACCCGTGTAGAGGCCATCTACCGCATCCTCGTCCGGCCTCCAGAGCAGGACACGATCACCAACCGCTTCAAGCCCCAGTCCTAACGACGGGGCTTTTTCTTTCGGGGCTGAAGCCCCTCCAAGGAGAAACTCCAAATGGCTATCGACAACGATGCCGTACTGAAGGTCGGCACCGGCCACTTCTACACGGCTCCTGCAGGAACGGCCCTTCCCGCCGACCTGCGCAACCCCGGCGGATCCTGGACCGAAATCGGCCACACCTCCGTACAGGACATCCTTTCCGCAAGTTCCGAAGGCGGCGACAGCACAACCCTCCGCTCCCTGCAGAACAAGACCCTCCGCGTATCCATCGCACCCCGGACCGAGGCGTTCATCATGAACCTCCTCCAGTTCGACAGTGCAGGATTGAAGCTCTACTACGGCTCCAACGCGGTCGTTGACGGGGACGGCAATGTCCAGGTCCCGTCCAACCCGGTCCCCACCGAGGTTGCCTGGCTGGTCGTCTTCTACGACGGCAACACCACGGCCGGTGTGTACGCCCCAAAGGCGTCCATCATCCGCAATGATGACCTGTCCATCTCCGACACGGAGAACCTGGCCCAGCTGTCCCTCAAGGTCACCCCGCTGAACTACGCAGCCAACGACTACGCCCTGGTCTGGATCACCCCCCGCGTGATCCTGTCCCAGGCAACGGCTACCGCCACCCGCACGTCCGGCGCCGTCTCCGGCGTGACCGTGACCTCCGGTGGTTCCGGCTACACCTCCGTCCCCGCTGTGAGCTTCTCCGGCGGCGGCGGCACGGGTGCAGCGGCCACGGCCGTGCTCACCTCCGGCGTGGTCACCTCCGTCAACGTGACGGCTGGTGGCTCCGGCTATACCTCCGACCCCACGGTAACCATCGCGGCTCCGTAGTCGGTGCTTTACCCCTGTGGGGCCCGGGTGCGGACCCCGGCCCCACAGGCCCCCCTTACTTTCCAGTCCGCAGCCACTTTCCTTAGGAGTCCGCACCTATGTCCGCACTGAAGATGGATGACCTGCTCGCCGGGGCAGAAGAGAAATACCCAGACTTTGAAATCGAAACCGAGGACGGCAAGATCCTCGGCTTCAAGCCGCTGTACCGCCTGCCCAAGAGCAAGCGCCAGGCCGTGGCCGCCGCCATGAACGTCGAGGCCCGCATCGAGGCCCTCGAAGAAGGCGCCGACATGGACCAGCCGGAACTGTTCATCGCCGTCCTCAAGGACGCCCTGGAGGCCGCCGAGCGGACCAAGGGTGATGCCGCCAAGCTCGCCAAGATCGTGGGGAGTGAAGACCTTGGGGTCTGGCTCTTCATCTTCCGCTCCTACACCGAGAAGACAGACCTGGGGGAAGCGTAGCCCTCGGGGCGCTGCTCGATCTGTACGGCGAAGAGCTCTATTTAGATCTCAAGGAATTTTGGAACTTTGACCTCGTCAGCTACTTCGCTGGCGAGGTCTTTTCCTCTATCCCGATCATCTTCGCCATGATTCGAAACCTTCCCGAGGGCTCCCGTTATGTCGCTGCCCGCGTTGCTGACGCAAGCGACGAGGAACTGGACGACGTCGAAGTGGATCCGCGCGCCGAGGCGGTGATGGACAGGCGGATCTGGACCATGGACCGCCGGCTGATGGCCATGGCAATCAACGCAATCTACTCGCAAGTCACCGTCTCAGGGCACTGGGGCACGGACGGGCCCCCGGACTTTCCAACGATCGGGCCCGCTGAGTGGCGCGAGGAAACCAAAGAACCGGAGTTGAAAGACAACTTCGACGTACTCAGAAAGATGGGGTGGCAAGGTGGCTGATCTTAAGCTCGTCGGTGCTGTGGCCATTAAGTTGCGCCCGGACGCCAAGGGCTTCAAGCGCGAGGCGGAGGCACTTCTTGAGAAGGAGAAGCCCGACGTCAAGGTAGACGTCAAGGTGGAGGGCGACACCGCCCCCCTGAAAAAGGACGTCGAGGAAGCCAAAAAGGAAATTGAGAAGGGCCGCAAGGTCACCCTCAAGGTCGGCTTCGACTACGACTCCCTCCGTCAGGCGCAGAAGCAGCTCGACAAGCTCATCAAGCCCACTACTCCGATCGACATCGACCTGGACGACAATGGCTCCATCGCCGCAGCACAGGCCCGGCTCAAAGAGCTGATGGACGGCGCCCAGGTCGATATCACCTATACCGAGGATGAGCGCGGCTTCAATGAAGTCCTGGCCAGGATCGAGCAGATCCGCCGGGAGCGGGTCGAGATCACGATCCACCCGGACCTGAACAACGGGGAACTGGACATCCTCGAATTTGAGATCCGGAGCCGGCTCGCGCAGATCCCGGTCACGTTCCGTTACGACGACAACGCGGACGGGCTGCGCAAGGCCATCGCAGAGATTGATGCGGAGCTGGCCAAGCACGGGCAGCTCGAAATCGAAACCACCCTCGACCCGGCGTCCCTGTCCTTTGCCAAGGCCCGCCTGGAGGCGGAGCTGGAGAACCAGACCGTCCGGATCGAATACGACCAGAACCTGCCCTCGCTGATGGCAGCCAAGGCGGAGATCGAGGCCCTGCTCGGCAAGGCCAAGCTGGCCATCGAAACCAAGCTCGACCACGACTCCCTGGAGGCCGCACTGGCCGAGGTCGACGCGCTCATCAAGGCCCAGACCCCGGACATCAAGCCCGAGGTCAAGCCCAAGATCAGCCACTCCGACTACATCGCGACACTGATCGCCCTCAAGCTGCTGGCCAAGGACCAGACCGTCGGCATCTTCGTCAAGCTCAACAACGCCTCCGTGCTGCTGGCTGCAGCCAAGCTCACCGGCCTGCGGGCCGCCAGCCGCTGGACCGAGGAGTTCGCCAAGTCCATCGGCACCCTGGACCGCAACCTGCCCGTCGTGGCTGCCGCAGTCCTCGGGGTTTCGTCCCTGTCCTCCGGCATCCTCTCCCTGACCGCCAGCGCCTTCTCACTGGGCAACGGCCTGGGTGAAGTGGTCCGCATGGCGGGCCTGCTCGCCCCGGCCTTCATCCTGGGACTGGCCGCCGTGAAGACCGTTTTCACCGGCGTGTTCAAGGACTTCGGCGCTGCCGTAAACGGCGACACCAAGGCCATCGAGAAGCTGACCGAATCCGGGAAGAAGGCTGCAGCCAACATCCGCGTGTCCTTCCAGGACATCCGCGAGGTCGTCTCGCAGAACTTCTGGAAGACCGCAGGGGACTCCATGCTCCAGTTCACGGAGACCGCCCTGCCGGCGGTCCGTGACGGACTGGCAACCCTTTCCACCTCCCTGGCCGGGATCTTCTCCCGGATGCTCGACGGAGTCTCCACCTTCGCCAAGCAGGACGGCATCGGGGTCTTCTTCACCAACCTGACCCGCGGATTCGACACCGCCCAGAACGGCATGGCCGACTTCCTGTCGGGCTTCCTGACCCTGGCCTCCGTCGGATCCACGGTCTTCCCCCGGCTCGGCGCCTCCTTCGATGCGTGGGCCGCCAAGTTCGACTCCTGGGTGCAGCGGCTTGCCGCCGACGGCACCCTGAACCGCTGGATCGACCTGGGAATCCAGGGGATGAAGGACCTCTTCAACACCGGCGGATCCCTGGTCAAGATCTGGCAGAACATCGGCCAGGCAGCCCAGGGGGCCGGCGCTTTGACGCTGTCCTCCCTCCAGGCCATGACCGCCAAGCTGGCAGCCTTCACCGCCAGCAGCAGCTTCCAGACCAAGATCGGCAACATCTTCCAGGGGGCCCGGGAGGGCTCGGATGCCCTCCATGAGGCACTGGGCAAGCTCGGCCCGGCCATGGATGTCTTCACGGTCACCGTCAAGAACGGGCTCTCCAACGCCGGCAAGGCACTGGCAGTCTTCGTCGCCGACGTCGGGGATGTCCTCTCCAGCCCCCTGCTGGACAAGGGCCTGACGGCCTTCCTGTCCGGGGTTACAACCATGTTCGAGGAGCTGCGCCCCGCAGCTGCCCCGGTAGCCGAGATCCTTGGCACGGTCGGTCAGCTCATGGGGGCCGTGGCCCGCGACTCGGGCCCGCTGTTCCGGAACCTGTTCGAACAGCTCGCCACCGTCCTGACGGCCGCCTGGAAGGCCTTGGAGCCTTTCCTGCCGTCACTGGTCCAGGTGGGCTCGACCATCGTCAACACCCTCGGACCGGCTCTTGAACGGGTCACCACCTCATTGCTGCCGGTCTTCGCCCGTGGCATTGCGGACCTTGGTGAAGCCATGATCCCGGTCATCCAGTTTGGCGCTGACCTCGCCTCCGTTCTGGGGATAATGCTCTCCAACGTCCCGCTCCCCATGCTGGTTGGACTCGTCACCGCAGTCCTGTCCCTGGGTGGGGCGATGCAGTTCGCGTCCACCGTGATCCCCATTGCGGCCACCGCCCTGGAGACGTTCGGCGTCATCTCCGCCACGGCCGGCATTGCCATGAACCTGGCCATCCCCGTGGTGGGCCTCTTCCTGGCAGCCCTCTCCGGTCTGGCCATCGGCGGCGTTGCCGCCCTGGCAACCGCCCAGGCCAAGGCAGCCCCGTTCGCCGACGAGTACGCCACGGCACTCCGCGAGGACGCCAAGGCGGCCGCCGAGCTGGGGCACGCTGTTGATGACTCCGCCAAGGCGCTGACCATCGACAAGCTGGTCAAGTCCGGCGCCTACGACCTGGCCAAGAAGCTGGGCATCACCACCTCGGAACTCACCGAGGCCGTCCTCAAGGGCGGCTCCGCCTACGACAAGATCGAGGGCAAGATCAACGGCGCACGCGATGCCTACTTCGACGCGACCAACGGCGCCCTCGCCCTCGGCGAAGCCAGCGAGAAGATCGACCCCGCCCTGGGGCAGAACCGGGACACGGCCGACAAGCTGAGGCAGGTACTGGACGAGACGGTCGGCTCCTACAAGGCCGGCGCGCATGCGATAGAGGTTTCCAACGAGGCCAAGAAGACCGCAGGCATCCTGACCGATCAGGAGGCCGCGGCACAGAAGAAGCTGAATGTGGAGATCGACAAGTCCTACGCCAAGCTTGGTCCCGCCGCCGCAGCCACCCGCGCCCTGACCGATGAGTTCGCCTCCGGCGCATCCAAGATCGACGCCATGCGCACGACCTTCGAACTTTTCGCGGGCAAGCCTGCGGCGCAGTCGGCGGCCGAGAGCCTGGGTGCCTACACCAAGGGCTTTAACGATCTGAAGGAATCGGTCACCGCCGTGAAGCCTGAGATCCAGAAGCTCGGGGACGCCGCCTACGGCGAGAACGGGTTCCTGAACGTCGCCTCCGGAAACAAGGCTGTCCTCCAGGTAAACCAGTCCCTCATCGACCAGGTGAACAACACCTGGCTCGGAGCCAAGCAGGTCTATGACGCCGCCATCAAGGAGGGCGACAACATGGAGATTGCTTTCGCCAAGGCCAAGCAGTTTGTCGATGACCACAAGGCCGACTACGCCGCACTGGCCGAGGCCTCCGGCCTGTCGGCCGACCAGGTCAAGGGTCAGTGGGATGCCGTCTTCGGCCACGAGTGGATCCTGAAGGTCTCCCTCAACGGCGCCACCGAGGCAGCGGCCAAGGCCGAGGCCATGTTCACCGTGCTGAAGGGCAAGTTCGACGGGAAGAAGTTCCAAGGCTTCCTGGAGATGAACCCGGACCAGGCGCTGCTGGCGCTGACCGACACCGACCAGGTGGCGCGGAACTTCGTGAACAAGGAGTGGCAGGGCAAGCTCAGCATGCTCTCCACCGACGCGCAGCAGACCATCCAGGACGCGGTCCACATGACCGACGAACAGTGGAACAAGGGCGACTTCCAGTCCATCCTGACGGTTGCCAGCCAGATCCCCGGACTGGCCGAGGCGCTGCTGGCCATCTTCAATGGTGCCGGCAACAACGGCCAGGACTGGCCCGCGATCATCAAGGCCATCACAGACAAGACGACCATCGCCCAGGCCCAGGCCGAACTCGATGCCATAGCCAACAAGGCCCGCACCGCCGTCATCACCGTGGCGTACATCAACGCAGGCAACCCCATAGCTGGCGGGAACGAGGTCCCCATTCCGAATGCCATCGGCAACATCTGGAAGAACAACGCCATCCAGCACTTCGCCAACGGCGGGTTCTCAGCCAAGCACTACGCCGGCGGCGGCTTCGAAAACCATGTCGCACAGATCTCCCGCAGGGGCGGTCCCGTGAGGATCTGGGGTGAGCCCGAGACCCAGGGCGAGGCCTACCTCCCGCTTGCCAACTCGAAGCGTCCGCGCTCCGTGAAGATCCTCAAGGAAGTGGCCCGCCGCTTCGGCTACGAGGTCTACAAGAGCGGCCAGCACTACGCCAACGGCGGGATCTCCCCGTCCGGTCCCTCGGTCCACAACCAGGCAGATGTCCACATCGGAACCCTGGTCACCACCGACATGGACGCAGCCGTCCGCAAGCTCAACCAGTCCCGCCGCGACGCCATGGCCGTCAACGGCCTTCGTCCCTAGTAAAGGCGCAACGTGACAATCCTTGTCTACGCGGTCCCGACACCGCCCTTCGTACCCCCTCCCAACCCCTGGACGGGTTTCGGCATGTACTGGACCGGCGTCGACGGCTCGGTCTGGTCCCTGGTGGACCCCACGCACGGCTCGGTCATGATGCCGGGCGTGCGGGGGTTCTCCATGCCTCCCATCACCCACTACAAGGACAAGTACGCAACCGTCCCCGGCAGCCGCTGGCGCGGCTTCAACGTGGAGGAACGGGAAGTGTTCTGGCCTATCCAGATCTTCCATGACGGTTCCTCCCAGGACTGGATCGAACGTGACCGGGCCTGGTGGAAGTCCCTGCACCCGGGCGGCACGGGGACCTGGACCGTGGTCCAGCCCAACGGCACCCGCCGGCACCTGCGCTGCAGGTTCGTCAGCGACGGCACCCAGGAGTTCGCCTCCGACCCGGCCTCCATCGGCTGGCAGAACTACGGCATCACCCTGGTGGCCGAGTCCCCGTTCTGGGAGGGCGACCCTGTCGCCCCCAAGGCGTGGATCACCGGGGCGGGTGTGCCGTTCTTCAACGGCACCGACCTGACGATCAGCCCCGGCTACGGGCTGGATGCGGCCAAGCTCAAGAACGACGGCGACGAGCCGGCGTACCTGACCTGGACCGTCACGGGCCCCGCCACGGACGCCCAGGTCGGCGTCCCGGGCAACATCATCACCGTCCCGTTCGAGGTCCCCGACGGCCAGACCCTGGTCATCGACACCAACCCGCTGCACCCGTCGGCCCGCATGGGCGGGGTCAACAAGATGGCCCAGCTCGGGGTGCGGGAGTTCGCTCCCCTGCCCCCGGGGGATTCGATCACCCTGTCCCTGGACATGACCGGCGCCGGCTCCATCGGGGCCACGTTCACGCCGCAGTACTTCAGGGCGTGGTGACGTGTACCCATCCCCGTACCGCATCGACATCTATGACGTGAACCGCGTCCTGCAGGGCACCCTGACCAACCCGCTGTCCCTGGTGGCGGTCCCCCGCCACAACGAGGTCTCCACCCTGGACTTCACCATGCCGACCACCCACGAGCTGCTCCCTTCGCTGATGGCGAAGGGGGCCCGGGTGATCCTGTTCCGCCACGGCGAGTTCGTTCTCTCCGGGCAGGTGGACGTCATCTCCGGGCAGGGTCCGACCTTCTCGGGCCTCATCACCTTCCACGTCCTGGGAGACCTGGCCATCGGCCAGAAGGTCCTGGGCTGGCAGGTCCCGGAGAACGACATCGACAACCAGGACGAGGAGTGGTGGGAGCTGACCGGGCCGCTGGAAACGGTGGCCAAGACGGTCTTCCAGCTCAACGCCGTGGACCGCCTGGGCATGGACATCACCGTCATGCCGGATCTCGGGCGCGGCCCGGAGATCACCTTCAAGACCAAGATGGAACCGCTCTCGGACCTGTTCTTCCCCCTGATCGACCAGAACGACTGGGGCGTGAAGATCTACCAGGTCGAGTCCGACATGTTCTTCGACGTCTATGAATGCGCCGAGTACACCATCCCCCTGACCGAAGCGTCCGGGGTCATCCAGTCCTGGAAGTTCTCCTCCGCCGCACCTGCGGCCACGCACATCGTGATGCAGGGATCCACTCCCCCGTCCGATCCCGTGGAAGCACCGGCCGAAGGCGAGGAGATCCCGGAGCCGGAAGAGATGCTCCCGCTCTACCACCAGCGCATTGCCTCCGCCCGTGCCGCCAACTGGGGCATCCGGGAGATCTTCATCCAGGGCTCGGACCTTCCGGACACCGACGATGACAACTACGAGGAGGCGGTGGAAGACGCCCTCGACGAGGCCATCTCGGACAACAACGAGAAGTCCGGGATCTCGGTCTCCCTCTCCGAGACGGAGGACTTCCACTACGGCCCCGGCGGAATCCAGGTCGGCAACCTGTGCACCTTCGTCATCGGCGTGGCCGAGCGGACGGACATCCTGCGCGAATGCACCCTGTCCTTCACCTACGAGGACGGGGACAAGGCAACACCCACCATCGGCGAAGTCAGCGATGACCCCGACAGAACACTTAGCAAGTTCCTGCGCAGGCTGCGCCGGAGCATCACAGAGATAAGGCTGGCCCGCTAATGGCTATCACTTCCGTCGGGTATGACGGCACCATCAACGAGGTCCAGTGGGCCTCCATGGTCTCCAAGGTCGGCATGTCCCCTTACGGCGTGGCAGACGTCCCCTCCTGGAAGGTCACGGCGGTGACGGGCGCGACCCGCACCGTGTCGATCGCGGCAGGCGTGGGCTGGGGCTACGGCGTGTACGACGTCTCCGATGCCAACGTCACGATCGCCCTGGACTCCGTCTCCTCCGGGTCCCGCTGGGACCTGATCGTGGCACGGCGTGACTGGACCGGCACCGGCGGTGCCACCACCTTCGCAAAGGTCAACGGCGGCACCACCCGGGTCATCCCGGGCCGGACCACCGGCCCCGGCGTCGTGGACGAACAGCCCATCGCCCTGGTCCAGATCGTCGCCGGCCAGACACAGCCGGGAACCATCGTGGACCTGCGCTGCTGGTCCTCCAACGGCGGCATGGCCGCCGCTTCCCAGGAGGCCCTGGCCTACCTGAAGACCCCCGGCGCCATGGTCCTGGTCGGCTCCCAGCTGTGGACCGCCACCCTGGACCCGCTGACCGGGACCGTGGACTGGAACGGCACCGTCTCCACCGGCGGTTCCTGGACCTCCGGCACCGTCCCCACCGGCTGGGCCCAGCTGTCCCAGGTCGCCGTCCGCGAAGTCGCAGGCGGCTCCATGCTGCACGTCAAGGGCGAGCTGCGCTGGGACGGCACGGGATCGCCCCTGGAGGACTGGAACATCGTCCAGTTCCCCGCCGGCCTGCGCCCCGCCGAGGCCTGCTTCGTGCCCGGCTGGTCCTCGGACTACACCAAGGCCCACAACGTCGTCTTCTGGCCCGACGGCTGGGTCAAGGTCGGCCCGTACCCGATCGGCGACATCATCCAGTTCAACGGCGTAGTGCCCAAGTAAAGGACCCCCCGTGACCATCCATATCTTTCCGCCCTTCGTGGCCGTGGATCCCGCCAACCCCAATGTCGCGGCCGCCGGTGAAACCGGCCAGATCTACGCCACCACCGACCTGACGTTCACCACCCCGCTGACCATCACCTCCCTGACCGACCAGCCCCTGACCGAACTGGAGGCCAACCAGATCGGCCTGGTCCCGGGCTTCCGGGCCGACTGCGACGGCACGGCCGTCTGGAAGTCCGGGCTGTACGTGGTGCCCCTGATGGCTCCCTCGGCCATCCTGGCAGCAGCGCAGGCAGCCGCCGCCGCCGCTGCGGCCTCGGCCTCCAGCGGTGTCCCCACCGGCGGCTCCACCGGGCAGGTGCTGCGCAAGAACTCCTCCGGCGCCTATGACGCGTCCTGGTTCACCCTGATCCATGTCATCGGCCCGTCCGATGCGTGGCCCACCGGCCTGCCCTCCGGCACCGTGGTGGTCCGGACGGAGACCTAAGCCGTGACAGATGTAACCAACCTTTTTCCCAACCCCAACGCCGTCACCCTGGTCAGTTCCCGGCCGAAGTATTTCCAGGGCTTCAGCGAATACATGAGCACCAACCCGGAGTACGAGGGCTACCCCTTCACCTGGTCCATCACCCAGACCACCGTGTCCGGGGACACCCGGGTCCTGAACACCCAGACCGCTGGCGGGGCCAACAACCTGAACCTGGTCCTGGGCGAGGGCACCTTTGACGGTGCCGGCGCCGGGACGGGCAGCGCCCTTGGCCTGGTCAACGGCACCGATTACATCATCTCCGCGGTGATCTACCCGCCCACGGCCGACCCGTCCGACGTCGCCGCCCTGGACCCATGGGCGTACATCGGCGGATCCAGCGACGGCTACTCCGAGCACCCGCTCATTGGCCCCGGCCCGTGGCGGGTCTGGGGGTCCCTGCAGGGGACCTTCGGCGGGGACCTGAACCTGTTCCTGACCTGCTGGGGATTCGACAACCCGGTCGAGGTGGACAAGGTCATGATCTACCCGGGCGCCGTTATCAAGCGGATGCCCTGGGACATGGAGAGCACGATCCCGGCCGGCAGCCCCGTCGACGGTGCGGCCCTGGGCATGGTCCCGGGCAAGTCCTACGTGGCCACCGGCTACACCCACGGCACCTTCAAGGTGCGCACCGGGACGTCCTCCGGGACCGCAACCGACCTGGTCTCCTGGACCAATCTGTTCCCCGGCGACTGGACCGGCGGCGCCCATGACGGGGTCTTCACGATCCCTGAAGGGCACACCTACATTTCCCTGGAGGCCACCACCACCGAGGCCTGGATCGGGATCCTGGAGTACGTCCCGTTCTTTGACGGGAACACCACCGACGGTGGCGGCTACACCTACTCCTGGAGCGGGACCCCCAACGACTCCGCCTCGGTGCGCTCCGTCGCAACCTCCGGCGGATCCATCACGGCCAAGATCTTCGTCGGCTCCACCGCGGTGAACATCACAGAGATGGGGATAGTCGTCGGCTCCACCCTCACCCCCATCACCGAGATCGGCACCTAGACATGGAATGGATCATCCCAGTCCTGTCGCTCATCCTCGGGGGCGGCGGGATCTGGGCACTTCTTGCTGCCAAGGCCACCGCCAAAGCCACCGAAGCCGCCGCCAAGGCCGCAGCCGAGCCGGCCATACAGCAGGCCACCACCGCCGACTGGAACGCCCTGATGGGCTTCTGGCAGAACGAGCTGGCCTCCCTCCGCCAGGCAGCGAACCGCCTGGAAGTGCGGGTGCTCTTCCTGGAGCACCAGCGCGAGGACGACCTCGAACACATCGACAACCTCGAACAGCACATCTGGGCGCAGCTGCCCCCGCCACCCCCGCCCCGGCGGACCACCCCCCGTAAGGAGGGCCAATGATTGCCCCCGTCATGGCGGCCGTCTCCCAGAACTTCGGAGACAACCCCACCCGGAACCTGCCCGCCTCGTCCTGGATCATCCAGACGTTCGGCAATTATCAGCCCGACGGCCACACGGGCATCGACTACGCCTGCGAGATCGGCACGCCCGTCAGGGCGGCCACCTCCGGGACGGTCCTGCATGAGGGCTGGATGCCCGGCACGTACGCCGACAACCCCTGGTGGATCGCCCCGGGATTCGCCGGATGCTGCGTGGTCATCGACCACGGCAAGTTCATCGGCATCTACGGCCACCTCTCCGGGACCGTCATCAACAAGGGTGACCAGGTCTTCGAGGGCCAGGTCATCGCCAAGTCCGGGAACACCGGAGGCTCCACCGGCCCGCACCTGCACTTCGAGGTGCTGCCCGACGGCTACAACCTCAACGCGCCCTTCTACGGCCGCGTGGATCCCTACATCTATCTGGCCGCCGCGTCCCTGGGACCGGCCGGCACCATCACCCCAGTCCAGGAGGACGAATTGTCCGCAGCAGAAGTCGACCAGATCCTTGCGGCGATCGCCAACATCGCCGCACCCGGCGTGGACGGCGAACGCTACGCCGGCCCGCTCTACACCACGGCCAAGACGGTGGAGGCCATCAACGCCTCCCTCCTGCCCGGAGTGGCCGGCCAGCGCCACGCAGGGGCCGTCTACGCGGCCCTGACGGCCACCGCCACCGTTGACCCGGCAGCGCTTGCCAAGGCCCTCATGGAGGCCCTCCCGGCCGCCCTGGCCAAGCAGGTCGTCGCCGAACTCGCAGCACAGCTGGGAGCCAACTAATGGGCGAGCACGCCGCCGACACCCTGCAGGACAAGATCCTGACCACCCCCTGGATCCGGACCCTGTGGCAGGGCTTCATTGCTGACGCCCTCTACGCCATCGGCGTGGGCGGACTGACGCTCATGGCCACCGGGGACATCACCTCCCCGGTCTTCTGGGGCGCGATGGGGATCCTCGTGGGGAAGTCCTTCGTCACCGCCTTCATGTCCTGGCTCACCCGCATCAAGGTAAAGGAGCAGCCGGATGCCTAATCCCACTGGCATGAAGTACTGCCGGGTCGAGGGGCGCTTCCGCGCCTTCGTCGCCGACGGAACCGATACCGGATTCGAGCCTGACTTCCAGCCGATGTCCGGGACCATCACCTTCACCGCCAACATCACCAACGCCCGCAACACCTCCAACGGCGTGGAGGAGATCTACTTCCCCCAGGCCGTGACCGTGGAGCTGGACGCCGACGGCTACATTGCCCTCAACGGCGAGCAGGCCGTGTACCTGCTGTGCCCCTCGGACGTCATCAACCCGGCGTCCTGGAACTGGACGGCCACGTTCCGGCTGAAGCTGCCCAACGGGCGGCTGCTGCGGTCCTTCGGCCCGCTCCCCTTCGATGTCGTGCCCGACGGAACGGTGGACCTCGCTGTAGTTCTTCCGGTCCCGGCGGCCAACGGCGACTGGGCCCTGATCGGCCCCGCCGGTCCGACCGGCCCCACGGGGGCCGCCGGTGCGACTGGGGCCACCGGGGCGACGGGACCTCAGGGTCCCGCCGGTCCGACAGGCCCTGCAGGGGCTGACTCCACCGTCCCCGGACCGACCGGACCGCAGGGCCCTGCTGGGCCACAGGGCCCCACAGGCCCGGCTGGTGCAGATTCTACTGTCCCCGGCCCAACGGGCCCTACAGGCGCCACTGGAGCGACAGGAGCGACGGGACCGCAGGGTCCTGCCGGACCCCAGGGACCTGCCGGTGCGGACGGGGCAGACGGAGCGGACGGCGCTGACGGTGCAACCGGAGCGACCGGGGCAACGGGCCCGACAGGCCCCGCCGGGCCTACGGGGGCAACCGGGCCAGCGGGACCCACCGGGCCCGAAGGCCCTGCCGGCCCGGCCGGAGCGGATGGGGCCGACGGCTCCGACGCTACCGTACCGATGCAGCTCGGCGGAACCCGTCCCACCACCCCACCCTCTGACCCCTACCTCTGGATTGGAATCCTCCCGTGACCGATCAGCACTCAGTCTTCGGGGCCGACGCCCCTCCCTGGACCGTTGGTGTCAGCAACGACGGAGTCCAGGTCCGCCTGGCCAACGTCTTCTACACCGGCGAAACCGGCTGGCGTGTGCTCGGTGTCCGGGTCTACGCCACCGGCGCGGCCGGCGGCCAGACCTGGACCGGCCACATGTGGGACAACACCGACTCCCTGGTTGGCAACACCCCCACCAAAAACACGGACGCCACCGTGGTCGCCACGGACGCCTGGACCGACATGCTCCTCAGCGAGCCGGTCGACGTCGCGGCCGACACCGCGTTCATGGTCGGCTACACCGCCCCCGGCAACTACCTGGCAGTGTCCGGGGCCACCGTGGGCACCGACCCTGTGCAGGCCACGGACCTGTCCGACCTGTACCTGGGCGACTCCACGCGCGGCCGCTACCTTTACCCCACCTCCGGATCCAACGGCAACAGCACCGCCTGGTTCGGCGTCGACGTCCTCCTGGATGAGGGCGTGGGTGCCCAGGCCACCGCCTGGCTGTACCTGGATGGCGTCTGGATGCAGACCGGAGGCACCGGCCCTGCCGGTCCCGCAGGTCCTGCCGGACCCACCGGCGCAACCGGACCCGCCGGACCGACTGGCCCCGCGGGCGCAGATGGCGCTGACGGGGCGGACGGAGCCGATGGGGCTACCGGGGCCACCGGAGCAACAGGCGCCACGGGACCTGCCGGTCCCACCGGCCCTGCAGGGGCCGACGGGGCAACCGGGGCAACTGGTGCCACCGGCGCGACAGGTGCGACTGGTCCGACAGGACCGGCCGGAGCAGACGGTGCCACAGGCCCCGCCGGACCTGCCGGTCCGTCCATCGCAATGTCACTCGTATTCGGAGGCTAAGCCATGTCTGGCGACAACATCATCGCAGCAACATCCATCACCCCCAAGGTGCTCCGCTCGGCCTACCTGCCGATCACCACGGAGGCCGCCCAGTACACCGTGTCCTCCGGACAGTCGGTGAAGGTGGCCTCGGCCTGCATCACCAACGTGACGGCCTCGGCCGTGACGGTCTCCCTGTCCCTGATGCCCACGGGCGGATCCCTGGACGGCACCCACAGGGTGCTCAACAGCTACTCCCTGCAGGCCAACGACACCCTGGACCTGTCCTGGCTGCGCGGCACCATGCTGGGCCCGGGTGACGTCATCGGCGGCCTGGCCGGCACGGCCTCCGCCGTGGTCCTGGTGGTCACCGGAACGGTGCACTCGTGAGGAACAGCGTAAAGGGTACGGGGACCGTCCACCGTCCGAAGTACGGCTACATCAAGCCCATATCCGGTTCGCAGTTCCACAACGCCCTCATCACGAGGGACTGGAACTTCCAGGTGCCGTACTACATCGACACCGCCGGCAACAACATTGCCGCCTTGTTCTTCAACATGACCAAGATCACGACCGTTGAGCCGCTGGACGTCTCCTCGGCGACGTCCCTGTCCCAGATGTTCAGCGGCTGCACCCTGCTGAAGACGGTCCCGGGGTTTGACGCGCCCAGCGCCACGGACACCTCCAACATGTTCACCAGCTGCTCCGCCCTGACCTCCATCGGAACGGGCGTTAACGCCCCGTCATCCACGAACGCGTCGGCCATGTTCCAGAGCTGCTCCCAGCTCACCAGTGTCGCAACCCTCAGCCTGGGCACCCTGACGAACGTCAGCAACATGTTCTTTGGCTGTTCCGTGCTGACGGCCGTCCCCACGATCGTGCTCCACAGCAGCACGACTTCCGTGAGCGGCCTCTTCCAGGGCTGCACCGCCCTGACGACGATCCCGGCGATCAACTTCTCCAACGTCACCACGTTCACGAACGCGTTCTTTGGCTGCAGCGGGCTGACATCATTCCTGGGCACGGGCATGGCTGCCACCTTCTCGGTGGCCAGCACCGCCCTCGGTGCCTCGGCGCTGAACACCATGTTTGGCAACCTGGCCACGGTCTCTTCCAAGACCGTTACCATCACCAGCTGCCCCGGCGCAGCCACGTGTGACCGATCAATTGCAACTGCTAAAGGATGGACGGTTTCCGGCTAATGGATACTTCAGGCTTCTACCACCTCGACGGTGATCTGCTCTTCGGCCCCAACTTCGTTGACGGGCCCAACTTCTCCCTCGACCGGAACAACCCGGAGGACCGGGACAACGACCTGAACGGCAGTGCCGAGCACGGCTGGTACTGGTTTGATTCCGAGGAAGAGGCCAAGGCCTTCTTCGACATCGAGTAGTCCCCTTAAACAACAAAAGAACCCCCGCCACCCGAGGTCTCAGAGACTCGGTGAAGCGGGGGTCTTTTTGCGTTGGTATCGGACCAACGCGAGTGTCCACACCTTGAGAAGGGTTGTGACGGCCAGCGTATCGCCCTAATGGGCCATGGGCAACCAGATGACGAGCAGCAGACCGGCGGTGGCCATGGCCTGGCCGAAGGTGAAACCCAGCAGCGGGAAGGCGATCGGGATCAGCCACCACAGCAGCAGGGACAGCAGCCCGAAGGCAACGCCTACGCCGAGGAGAATCAGGACGGCAGCGAGGAGAACTTTCAAGGGGATCCTATTCGTTGGGCAGCTGCGCGGAGTGCAGCCGCAGCCCGCTGTTCAGGCGGTTGGTGATGGTGGTGATGGCCCGGGACTCGGCCACCTTCTCGGCGTTCGCCAGCAGCGGCTCACCCAGGACGTAGCGCTTGTAGATGGCGGCCCTCTTGGCCTTGGGCAGGTGCTCGTAGGCCTCGGAGATGTCGGCGCGGGCCTCGATGTCCTTGCAGTTCTCCGGGGAGCAGAAGACCACGTCCTCCAGGTAGCGCCGGACCATGGCCGGCGTGTACAGGAACGCCCCGGTGGCGTACATGTACTGGTTCCTTTGCTCGTGGCAGAAGGACCGGGCGGCACGGCGGGCCATGTGCCGGATCAGGCCCTCCTCCTGGTTGGCGTAGTGCTGCCAGTTTTCCACCATGTGGAACCAGATGGCCTGGGTGACGTCGTCCACGGAGTACAGCTTGGAGCCCTTCCATTCCGACGCGGCCACCTCGTTGACCAGCGGCTCCAGCGCCCGGTACGCGTCGGTGTCCAGCGGTGCGCCGTATTCCAGTCCCTCGATGACGAACTCCTTCTCCATTAGTTGACCTTCTGCTGCCGGGTGCCGGTGGGATCCTGCAGCGGCTGGGTGCCCCGCACCCACGCCCCGCAGCCGCTACAGCTGTACAGCCGGTAGCTGGTGACCATGGCGAAGCCGGTCCCGTCCCGGACGAGCTTGGTGCCACCGCACGCCCAGCAGGACCGTTCGGTCCCGTCCATGGCCCCGATGTGCGGGACGTTGGTGAGCCAGGGCAACAGGTAGTGGTAGAGCTTTTCCGTCAGGCGGACGTCCTGCTTGCAGTAGCGGGCCATCTTGGCCCACGCCTTGGGGTCCCCCTCCATGCACTTGACCCAGAGGCCGAAGCCCTCGTGGCTGGTCTTGTGCCCGATGCCCAGTTGCTGGGAGACAAAGTCCAGCTTGTTGGAGGCGAACTTGAACTGCTTGCGCACCACCCGCAGCAGGTCGATCTGCTTGTAGGGCTTGGGCGGCATGAGCCCGGCCAGCAGGAACTCCCGCTGCAGGTGCGGGATGTCGAAGCTGATCCCGTTGTAGGTGACCACGACGTCCGCTTCCGCCAGCAGGTGCCAGGCGGCCGAGACCATGGCCTCGTGGCCGTGCTCCTGGTCGGAGTAGAAGTAGACATGCTTGTCCCCCAGCCACTTGGCACCGAAGCCGAAGACCCGGCCGGGCTGGATGATCTGGGAGATGGAGACGTTCTGCCCCCACAGCCCCCAGGTGTAGACGTCGTTGGGGCTGTTCTCGATGTCCAGGAACAGGACCCGCACGTTGTGCTTGGGCTTGCCCTTGGGGGCCTTGGCCTCGGCCAGCGCCTCGCTCAGAAGCTTGGCCGCCTCAGTCATTCCCAACCACCCACTCTGCAATGACCACTTCCCGCCAGAGGATGGAATCCATTGATTCGGTCACTCTGAAATGCCCCCGCTCAGCGTCCTCACCGGCTTGCTTCAAGGCGTATTCGACCATGCTGACGGCGCGGTCCGCGGCCAGTGCCACCGCCTTGGCGCGCTGCTCTTCGCTGCCGTCCGTCTTGGGCACAGGCACCCGGCAGTAGTAAAGGTCAGTCATCCAGGTGCCTCCAGGAGCCGGCGTAGGTCTCGACCGTGCGTTCGAGCAGGATCGGCCACTGGGTCTCCGGGATCCCCATGTCGTGCATGACCTGCCGCTCGGAGTACAGGACCTCCAGGGCCTGGGCCTTGCGCCTGCTCACCAGGTACACGCCATGCTCATCAAAGAGATCCTGGATGGCCCACTCGGTGTAAGTCTCAGTCGGCTTCACTGCACCAGCTCCGCCGTCAGGTAGGACCCGTGGACCTCGCTGGCCAGTTCCTGGCTGCTGATGGGGAGGCCGGCGTAGGGCACCATCCAGAACCCGTTCTCCAGCTTGCGGACGTAGCCCACCGTGACCTGGGTGGGCATGAAACTACTGGTGACAGTCTTGATGGCCAGCCAGTCCCCCGGCTCGGAGGTGGCAATCAGTTCTTCCAGGTCGTTGGTGGGGATCAGTTCTTCGTTAATCGGCTTCATAATCTTCGGCCTCCTTGACGAGGCTCACCTTCCCGTTGGCCAGCTTTTCCCGGTAGTGGTGGACCTGCTTGCGGTCCACGTCGTAGCCCATGGCGCGCAGCGCCTCGGCGATCTGGGCGTGCGTGTAGTCGCCTTGGATGGCCTTGCGGAAGACGATCCGGTCGACCAGGCCCATCCCGTCATAGGCGGCTTCCACGGCGTCGTAGCGGCCCCTGGTGGCCTTCAGTGCCTCATGCAGCCCGGTCATTAGTCCTCGTCCTGGTAGATGAACAGCGGCGGCTGGATCCAGTCCAGGCCGGTGTAGTACTTGTCCGGCAGGTGGACGAACTCCACGGCCATGGCCACGGTCTCCGCCAGCTCCTCGAAGCTGAAGTCGTTGACGATGGTGACCCGCTCCCTCATCTGGCCGGCGTAGGCCTCGGAGGAGTGCTTGGGCTCGCCCTCCTCGGGCATGGCCTCGGTGCGGGTGATGTTCCACAGCTCGGCTGTGTCCCCGATCCGGGTGTAGGAGTGGATGAACTCCGCCTCGTTGGGGAAGCGGACGTCCGAGACGACGATCTTCCGGTGCCCGTTCAGGCGCAGGTCCTCGATCTCACGGGCGAGCTGGCGGATCCAGTAGTTGGGATCCTCGGCGCGCATGACCTCGGTACCGAAACGCTCATGCAGCCGGCGGACCTCGTCCGCGAAGCGGGTGGTCTTGATCTCCTCGTCATCGAACCCGTAGCTATAGAGGTCCGAGAGGCGGATCCGGTAGTTCTCCGGGTCGTAGCAGTCGTCGCAGTCGCAGTCGTCGGAGCCGGCTTGGTAGCCCACGATGGGGTCCAGGTTGCGGACCATGCGCTTGAGCGGTGCGGCGAAGCTGACCTCGGTGAAGCCGTGGTCCTTGACCAGGAACTCCGCCACGGTGGACTTCCCGCTGCCCTGGTAGCCAGTAAGGCCTACTACAATCACATGCCCTCCAGAATGGCGATGTCGCGAAGCTTGGCGATGACCTCGTCGGCGGTTTCCTGCACCCGGTAGAAGCCGGTGTGGACAAACACCCGGGTGCCCTCAGCCTCGGCGTCCTTGCAGGCGCCCTCGATGATCTCGGCGCGGAGGTAGGTCTTCTGCCCCTGCATGTCGGTCAGTTCGATGAAACCCATTTGGCTCCCACCCCGTCGTCGTCGAAGTACACAGTTACGGTCCCCTTGCGGGGGTTGTTGCCTGCCTGCCGTGCCCTGTCCAGGGCCAGCCGGCTGGCGTGCTGGACGCCCATGTTCAGGTCCTTGGTCTTGATGTAGGCGTGGTATTCGGCGGGCTTGATGTTGTGGAACGGTTCGCCCTCGGGAAGCTCGTTCATTCACCGACCTCCATGTCCAGGGGTCCGAACTCCCCGTGCGCCAGGGAGATGGACTCATTCGGTCCCAGGGACCCGAAGTCGGTGGAGGCCCGGACCGGCACCACCTTGATGGGGTACTTGTCGTCGAACCACGCCAGGCCTCCCCGGCCCTCGTAGTCGGTCTCCTCGGTGATCTCGACGATCTTGCAGACCCGGCCCTTCTTGTACTGTCCGATGTCGATGAGCAGCTTCACGCTGTCCCCTACCTGCACCCTTGCCATCGCTTCCTCACGCCTGTTGGCGTAGATCTCGGCCGCCAGCTGGTTCGCCAGCCCTGTTTCGTACAGGAGCTGGCCACCGTTGGCCACCAGGTAATTCATTGCTTCCTCGGCCCGTGCCAGGCCCCAGGCGAAGCACCCCAGCCCGGTGGGGATCCCCTCGACAAAGAGGAGGACCTTGTACCGGAACGGGATGCGGGTTGTCATGACATGGGCCTCGTACTTGACCGCGATCTCGTCATAGCCTTCGTCATTCACTGCTGACTCCCAGGTAATCCATCAGCTGCGCCCTGCCGAACTCGCAGAAGTAGCTGTTAATGTCATGCCCTGCCGGCATCATGACCACTCGGGGTCCGGGCACCAGCTTGGCGATCTTGGTGACGAACTGCCGGCCAGCGCCGGAGTCATCGTTGTCCCCGCAGATCAGGACTTCCGCGTACCCCTCGAAGAGAAGGTCGAAGTAGTCCCGCCAGGCGGAGGCACCCGGGATACCGACGGCGGGAATGCCCGCCTGGGCCAGGGTGATGCAGTCGATTTCGCCCTCGGTGATGGCGACCCATTCCTCACTGGCGCTCAGCGCCGGGGTGTTGAACAGGGTGTTGACCGAGCCCGAGGGCTGCCAGTACTTGGGCCCGTCCTCCTTGTGGGGAGGCCGGCGGAAACGCAGCGCCACCGGGCCGGTGGGGGTCAGGTAGGGGATGGCCAGCATCCCCTTGGCGTCCTCATCCAATACTTCGGGGCTTACGGCGGCCCCCAGCAGGAACTTGTCGATTGTTTCCAGTGACAGGCCGCGCTCCGTCGTCAGATATTCGAGCAACTGGGCGCCTTCCGGGCTTTTCAGCTGCTCGTTGTACTTCAGGACGCGGTCCACCAGTGATTTCCTCTCCGATGGCGAGGGCACCGGCATAGTCGACTCCTTCCCGGAGCTGGATCAGTTCGATGGCATCGCCTGAGAAATTGCAGGCGAAGCAGCGCCCGTATCCGGTGCTGCGGTTGACGGTGGCCGACGGGGTCCTGTCCTCATGCTCGCCGGTGAAGCAGTGCACCTTGACCCAGCCCGAACGCATGGGCACCGGGGTTCCGGTGTAGTGCTCCACCACGGCGGCGATGTCGAACTTGCTACTCGGGCTCAAAGTCCCCCAGGGTCCCGTCCTGCTGCAGGCCCTCCATGAGCTGGTAGAACATGTCGGTGACCTCCTCGATGATGGCCGGGGCGTGGCCCTCGGGGAACGACTGCTCGGCCACGTTCAGGAGAGCGGTCAGCTCGGCCAGCTCGTCGATGCTCAGGGTCAGGGAGACCTTCAGTTCACCGAACTCAGGCATCGTCGCGGCCGACGATCTGTGCGGTGATGGCCTCAAGCCAGCGGCGCAGCATGTACGCCTGGATGAAGGGCCGGGGCACGTAGTAGCCGCCGGCCACCAGGGCACCCAGGTGCAGGATGACGGCCAGCCAGACGGGCAGGAACACGTAGCCGACCATGGCGGCGGCCGTGATGATCCCGAAGGCGAGCAGCGTGGCGGCCGCGCCCCAGGCGAGGATCTTCCAGGGATCCAGCATGAGCAGGCTGTCGAAAAGCTTTTGTTCCATGTCAGTACTTCCTGATGGATTCCCGGCCGGTGACGTTGAACCAACGCCGGCCGGAGCGGATTTCGCGGATGGTGTTCAGGGACACGCCGTACGTGGCGGCGAGTTCCTTGACGGAGTAGCCGTCCCGGAGGAGGCCGTCGATCTCCCGGACGTTGTCCTCGGTGAGGGTGGTCCGGGGGCCGGGATTGAAGGCAGCCCCGGTGACGGTGCTCCAGTTCCGGCCGGAGCCGATGGCGGAGACGGTCTGCTGGGCGATCCCGTAGTCGGAGGCAATGGAACGGCCGGACTCGCCGTCAAGGACGCGCTCATAGATGTCCAGGACCTGGTCCTTACTCAGTACGTTGAACGGGAACGTCTTCACTCCTTGCCTTCCATGTGCTTGCGGTCCCCCCGCAGGAGGGCCACCAATTC